AAAGCGGTAGTTACATTAGCAGCAAAGCTTATGCTTGCATTGCTACCTCCGCAAACAAGTTTCTTCAAGCTACAAGTCAGAGATGATAAGCTAGGAGAAGGCATGGACCCAGCAATGAGAAGTGAATTAGATTTATCTTTCTCTAAGATAGAAAGAATGATCTTAGATTATATCGCTGCTCAGAATGATAGAGTTGTAGTACATCAAGCATTAAAACATCTGATAGTATCAGGTAATGCTCTTATCTTTATGGGTAAGGATGGACTTAAACACTTTCCACTTCAAAGATATGTTGTTAACAGAGATGGTAATGGTAACATAATTGAAATTGTTACTAAAGAAATAATTAGTAGAAAGGTACTAGGTATTGAACCTAAACCCTCGTACCCTAACGATCCGAATAATCAATCGGATGCAGGTTCAGATGAAGACGACGCAGAAGTATACACATGCGTTAAGATGGATGAGAAAAGTGGTCGTTGGATTTGGCATCAGGAAGTAGATGATTTAATCATCCCTGACAGCCGTAGTACAGCACCAAAGAATGCAAATCCATGGTTAGTTCTTCGATTCAATACAGTAGATGGAGAGGACTACGGACGTGGTAGAGTAGAAGAGTTTATAGGAGACCTTAGATCACTTAACGGACTATCACAAGCTCTTGTAGAAGGGTCTGCAGTAGCAAGTAAAGTAATCTTCTTGGTATCTCCAAGCGCAACTACTAAACCACAGACACTAGCTCAGGCTGGTAACGGTGCTATCATTCAAGGTAGACCAGAAGATGTTGGAGTAGTACAAGTAGGTAAGACTGCTGACTTCCAAACAGCTTCACAACTAATGATGGGATTAGAGAAAAGAATCTCAGAAGGTTTCTTAATACTTAATGTAAGAGACTCTGAACGTACTACAGCAGAAGAAGTACGGATGACTCAGTTAGAACTTGAACAAAGTCTAGGTGGTTTATTCTCACTACTCACTGTAGAGTTCTTGATACCATATTTAAACCGAACGTTGCTAGTACTGCAACGATCAAATCAAATACCTAAGTTACCTAAAGATGTGGTAAGACCAAGGATCGTAGCCGGTGTTAACCAGTTAGGTCGTGGTATGGATGCAGCAGCATTGACACAGTTCATGGGTACAATAGCTCAGACATTAGGAGCTGAAGCTATACTTAAGTATGTAAATCCTGCTGAAGCTATCAAACGATTAGCAGCATCACAAGGTATAGATGTACTTAACCTTGTTAAGACTGAACAACAGTTACAACAAGATATGCAGCAAGCACAGCAACAGCAAGCACAGCAAGAACTAATGAAACAAGCTGGTCAGTTTGCTAATACACCGATGATGGATTCATCAAAAGATCCTAAAGCTGAAGAAAGGATTGATGCAATATCACAAGCAATTAACCCCACTCAAGAATAAATGGCAGAAACATTAACATACGATGCTGGTACTGATACAGTAACAGACGGAGACGGAAACAATTTAACACCAGCTGAACAAGAATCTCTTGCAGTTGGTGAAGAATTAGTAGCTCAACAAGAAGGATTATTAGCAGGTAAATATAAAGACGCTGCAGAATTAGAGAAAGCTTATGTTGAACTTCAAAGTAAACTTGGAGAAAAAAGTAATAAAGATAGCGGAGAAACTAGGGACACCGAAGATACTGCAGAGGTGGAGTCCGAAGAAACAACAGAAGAAACGGAAGAAACTCCACAAGCTTCTCCAGCGGCTGAGTTAATTACTTCAGCTTCAGAGGAGTTCAGTGAGAAAGGAGAACTAAATGCTGAGACATTAGAGAAGTTCTCTTCTATGAGTAGTAGGGATTTAGTTAATGCCTACATGGAGATCCAGAAAAACTCACCAGACATAGCAGAACCAGCTGGAGATATATCTGATGCTTCAGTTAATGAAGTTAAGAACTTTGCAGGTGGAGAACAAGCTTACGAAAGCATGGTTAATTGGGCTAGTGAAAATTTAGACCAAAAATCTATTCAAGCTTTTGATAGTATAGTTAATACTGGTAGTGTAGATGCTATTAAGTTAGCAGTTTCTGGATTAAGAACTCAGTATGAAAACGCAAACGGATACGAAGGTCAAATGTACACAGGTAAAGCACCCAAAACAAGTAAAGATGTCTTTAGAAGTCAAGCTGAATTAGTTGACGCTATGAGTGATAGAAGATATGATAGAGATCCTGCTTACCGTCAGGATGTTATCGAGAAATTAGAACGGTCTGATAACTTATCATTTTAAAACTATGAAAGACGGTTGGAAAGAGAATCAAATCAAAGGTACAACAAAAGGTAAAAAGAAAAAGGATGTAAAGTTACCTAACATACCTCAAGCTAAGGCTCATCCTCCAGGTAAACCAGGAGCACCTAATCCAGAACCTAGTTCACCTTATCTTCCTGGTAAATCACCACATAGGTTAGCTAAGAAAAATAGAGAACCAGTTAACGACGTAAACGCATAGTCAATCACTCACCTATACAGGAAACACGTGGCGACCTGAACTTTCATCATCGCCCATTAACTTACTCATTATTTTAATGAACGACACAGAAGTAATTCAACTTCAAACTCCTATTGAATACACTATGAACGACAACGCTGAACTTCAAAATGGACGCTGGGCTATGCTCGGC